CAAGCCAATCCATTTTGGCTCGTGCACTTGCGAGTGAGAAAGGGTATTATGTTGTAGAGCTGCCATTGTTATTCCTAAAAGTGTCTGGGGACCGAAGCCCCCAGACGTTAGACCAAGTCCTTATTGAACACCAACAAGAACAGCCGGCGGGATCTGGGAAGCCAGCGGCTCGTAGTAACGAACCGTCAGAATACCATGACCAACCGTAGCAGCCGAGCCTGTTACGTCGATAGAGACGTATGCAGGTGCGGTGAGTGCTACGCCGCCTACTTGCGAGCCTGCGCCTTCTTCCGTAAAGCCAGCAGTGTTGATAGCTGCGAGCAAGGTAGAGGCGTGAAGGCCGTTGTTCACAATAGTCGTACCGGCAAAAATCTTCGTGCCGATGATGATGGAGGTCAGGGTGTTGAAACCGGTGACAACCAAGAATTGCGAACTAACAATCTGCGAGCCAGTCGGGATACCAAAGTCAAACTTGGTAGCTGCCGTGCTGGTAGCAAATCGAGCGATGTTACGAAAATCTACTTCAACAACTGCGAGCTTAATACGACCTTCCGTATGGACGTTCGTTTGTTCGCCGTTGATAGTATCTCGTACACCATAACCAACGGTAAGACCGTCGATGAGGGACGTTGTTTGACGTGCCATATTAGCGATCTCCTATTAGTTGAGTGTCGTGCTGGAAGCGATGGTAACCAACGATTCCGGACGATACAGGTTAAGACCAAATCGGGCCGACAGTTGATGGTATTCCGTTTCAACGTCTTCGTCACGCCACGAAATCATCTTCGGTGCGCGCCGCCAGGCGCCAATGTACGGCTTACTCTCGTCGTCTGCCAGACACATGAACTGGTTCATCTTGTCACCGACAACCGTGGCTACCGTAGTACCCGCGTAGTTGGTCAGTGCAGCTTCAACTGCTTGTTCCGTATCGAGATAGTCTGATACGTACACGTCAAAGCCGAAGATGTTCCGGATGAAGCGAATGCTGTCACCCGCACCGATACCAGTCTCGACGATTCCCTGCCAACGTGCGTTGTTGGAGATATCGACGATTGTCGCGGTGATGTTGGTGTTGAATTCAAAGCTCGGGTCCACGATTGCAACTAGGTTGCTGAGCGGAGCCTTGGCTTTTTGAAGCGCGTAACGTGCGTAGGCGAAGTCCTTCAACGTGATAGTACGACCAGAGCCCGACGCAGTGATGCGATGGCGACCGGTGTTGATCAGGTTGGCGTTGTTGTTCGTCTGCACGCGGTGCAGCTTCAGTACTTGCGATTCGTAGTATTCGTCGAAAGCACGCTTCATCTTGCGCGGGAGGCTAGCGATAGCCGCACCTGCAAGAATGTCGTCTTCAAGGAAAACGTCCGTAAACGGAACTTTGGTACCAACGAATTCGTTGATGTTGAACACGAACTGACCGGTATCCGGTCGGCGCTCGGGGAGAGCAACCGATTCAGACATTTGGTCAACTTGGAGTTCACCGATGGACGAGATTTTATAGTTCTTGCCATCGCCAAAATCAGAAATCTGCCTAACCATCGCCGCAGCGAAGGTTTGGTCCATGAACATTTCCTTGATTTGCTGCGAGAATACTTCACTGCGTTGGAGATGGGTAGATCCCCAGACGCTGTCCATAGCTACTGCCATGTTTTCTCTCTATAAATCAAAGGGTTGTTATTTAACCAAGCCAGACGCTTTATCGCGTCGGTACTGCGCTTGTGTCTCAACAGACCAATACTTGTTTTCATTAGTATGTCGGAGGTTAGTGTAGTAGGCCTGGTTTCGTACCTCACCCGTATGGGTGGAGGCGGCTTGTTGTCCGACACCAGCTGAACGGGTTGAACCCGCTGTATTGCTGGTACTAGACTTGGGAAGGAACAGTTCGTAGAACGCATCAGGGCTGCGCTGAGCGAGCGTGGTAGCGTCTTGGTTATTCATACCCAGTTCCTTTGCTTTCGCTTGGATTTCTAGGTTAGCTTTATCCCACGTACCAAATATCTCCGTTACTTTTGTGTATACGGATGCCCAGTTTGCTTCCTGGTGTTTCGCGAGTTCCTTTGCCGAAAGCCTAGCTTCTACAGCATCGGCTAGTTTGTCAGGGTCCACAGAAGCGGAGCCTGTCGTGTCGGGCTTATTCATCCTTGAAAGCACATCCTCAACTGTCTTTGCATTCGCGAGTTTATTCTCGATCTCTACAACTTTGTTGCGGAGTTCAGAGTTCTCACTTTCCAGCCTGACGATATGCGCTTGTGCATGTTCGTCACGTCGCCGTAGTGCCTCAACGTCGTCGGGTGTGCCAACCTGTCCGTTAGTGCCACCTTTGTCTGATGGACCTTCGTTACCAAAGGTTGTTCCTGTCTGTTGCGTGTTTGTGCTGGAGTCGCCAGCTTCGCCGAATTGATCGGTCATACTTTTTCCCACCTTGTCAGGTCTTGTACGATACGCATCGCTTGTCTGTAACCTGAGTTCCAAGCTACATACAGCTCCCAGTTTGTAACTTCAAATGCTTTCGGCGATTCGATGTTCTGAAGATGGGTTGCTGATTCTCTCTTTGCTATATCATTGATTCTTGTCAGAACCTTACGGGCTCGTTTATACGACTCCGTAAAATCCACCACTTCCTGCTCATCCATGCCTTTAAGAAGGCGAGGACTCACTGCTACCCGCTTCGGGGACAGCACCTCTATTTCCTGCGTCATTTCCACCTGCTTCTGCCGGGTTAGTGGCAGCCTCTTGCATTGCTTGATCTTGTGCCGACTGCATCAAGCGCTGGGCTTGGAGTCGTTCTTCAATTCTAACGTAGGGCTGGACGATTTCGTCTCCGCCCGAGATATCCATAAGTTCCTGATACAGGTTGGCAAGTCCAACACTTGAGAAGTGCTGAGCAACCTCAGGATCTGCCAACGGTCCAGCTTGCAGCTGTGCGAGACTTTGTACAAGTTGAGCACTGCGAGCAAAGTGTCTAGCTCCAATGGGGATAAGTCGTCCATTAGACGTGATGTCTCGCTTTGTAATTTTCTTAAACTCGACTGCTCCAAAGTCAGCATCAACAATCTCCACTACGTCTACACCGTCCATGTTTCGTACTGAAACTTCTAGTTCGGCGTTGACTAAGTCCTCCAAAAATTCTTGAAACACTGTAACCTTATGTTGGAAGGATCGGCTAGCTGCGTTCTGCAACTCTGATACTTCAAACGCTGTCTTCTCACCAGGGGATCGTATCCCTAGGGCTTCACGAGGAGCAAGAGCGTACAGTTCCATTGCATCGGTAAGCTCACGGATCTGCAAGTCAGCTGACAGTACAGTTGTATCCGGACGCAAGGTACTGATGGTACCGTTCTCTGCAATGTAATAGTGAGTTGCCCCACCAATCTTCTGAATCTCTTCTACGTCTCCAGCGAATACCATGTCTGGGTCGATCATCTGGTCAAACGCATCTGCTCGTGCGTTCTCAAGATGGTTGATACGGTACTGCAACCCTACCAGGTTATCCAGCGGGCCTTGTGCCCACAGGTTACCAGTACGAGTACGCCAGCCCACATGATAGATGTGCGGGTGACCGTTCCAAGTGTCTACCGGCTCATCTCGGACTGTCTGCCATCTGTCTACAACGGAGATAACGTGGTTAGACTTCATCACACCAGATCCGTCTACAGAGTCTGCAATCCACAGGTCTCCATAGAAGTCTAGTATCTCTACTAGGCCTGATTCAAAGTACTGGCTAGCTGTGCCGAACCCATCAAACTGTAGCATTACATCACGGTCGATGTCGCCTTGGTTGAACTGTCGTAGGGTTCCGCGATTTCTTAGTGCAATCTCAAGGATGTCCTTGAAGTGCTGCATGTCAGGATACATTTCGATTATTCGATGTATCTCAGCAACTGTATACAAGCTTCGTATGATCTTAGGGCTACGCGCGAACGAAGTAGCTAGCGGATTGAACACGATGTCTCGTGGATCAATACGAGCAATCTTAGGACCAATGTAAGCAGCTTCAACGAAGCCTTCCTTATTGGTTGAGTACTCCCTAACATAGTCTACTGACGCAAAGGCATTACCTTTCTGAACCCAGTCTCCTTCCAGCTTACGCATTGTATCCCTGAACCCTGCGGCTCGGATACGATGCTTGGTCTTCATATAAGCTTCTACAATTTCTCGCTGTTCTTTGGATACGGCATTAATGTCAGAGCCACACCACTCCAGCCAGTCGTCGTTAGGGAACAACGTCATATCATAGTTGATAGTCAGAGTGTCATACAAGTTCGCCATCTTAGGACGGTGAGTTGTGTTAGACCAATCTGTTACCGTTTCATTAGTTGTATCTTTAGTAGAAGTGGCGTGGACGTATCTCTCAATCTCAGACCATAGGTCCATGATAGAATTACGTGCTGTGCCCCACTGAACCCAGAGGCGATTAACCTCACGGCCAAGTGTGGACTGGTCACCAAAGACTACGTTCAGATCAATTGCGTTGCCGCCTTGACTCATGCTACTCTACCTCTGCGCCCGCCAAATCTGCGGTCATAATACAATTCTGTTTCATTGATTGAAACTACGTTAGTTGTTCGTTTGCCGGGGGGCTTGCTTATTTCGATAGCAGCCACAAAAGCGTCAGCAAGGTCATCGTGACGAGGGCGATCAAGGATAATCTGATCCTCCAACTCGCTTGTAAGACCTGCCCTAAAGTGCCAGACTTTCTTATCTGCATAGCGCCATTCGAGTGTTGCTGCCTTACGTTCAAGTTTATTACCTGCTGCTTTCTGAGTTGACTTTCCTTCAACTGAGAGTACATTTCCGTTTTGTCGGATTAGGCGTTCAAGCTCTTGAGCTACGAACTGACCGCCTGCGTTAGTCTCTACTCGGACTTTCTTAAAGCCCCACTTGTAGTGTAGAGATATCACCTCTTGGTAGTACTCAGAGAAGTTAACTGACTTGAACTGAACCAAGTCTAGTACATATACATTACTGTCTGCGTCTATTCCTATAACCGCAATAGCTGTATAGTCCGACGATATATTGTCCGTCCAAGCAACGTCCATCGCCGCAAAGACTGCGAGACGGGTGTCTCGAAATAAACAATGACCGCCAACCATCTTAATACGCGCCCGGTCGTAGTATTGAAATGCTCCACGAGAAATTCTTTGTGTGTCAAGGGCATTGGGGTCATTATAGTACTGGCAAAAGTACTGGACCTTCTGTCCCTTAGACTCGTAGTCTGCTCGTATGACGGCAAGGGTGTGTGGGTCAAATCCAAAGGAGTCTCCAGAGTCAGCGTTAACTGTTCTGGGCCAAATAAAGTTCCCTGTTCCATCCCCGTTGTTTTCCACCTGCCTTTCAAATATACTCCAGCTTTTCTTTTTACCTTCAAACTGTTTGGTAGTTGGATTCCAAACATCATACTCAGAATCTATAAATCCTTGGTAGGCGTCTTCAGGATGGTACCTTGTACCCACTGCTTTGATCCGTCCACCGGGGTTGAGTACGGAAACGAACTGAGCCAGCGAGCGGTTGACTTCACTCCGGCCCACAGCAGTATCGGCAAATTGAGGAACAACAACGTCATCAAGAATAAGCTCGTCGCCATGAAGTCCAATCGAGTTTGATTTGACGGTTTTAACGATAAGCGTATGATCCCTGATACCCCTCCGTTTTCGCTCAGGATGATCGACATTGAACGAGAAGGCTGACCATTGCTCACGTTTGCTTTCCTCTGCATTAAACATCTCGGGCCAGTACCTGCGGTATGTTTCGCAGGTCATCATATTCTTAATTGCGTACAGCTGATCCTTTGCTAGGTCTTCACCAGCTGACACATATATGATAGAAACCCAAGGCCTAAAAGTAATCCGCCAAACACAATATACAGCAATACAATGTGACTTGAGATGCCCTCGGGGTAGAAGAAGGAGCTGTCTAAGATTCTCTTCAGATGGGTTACTAAGCCACGAGAAAACCTCTTCATGCACGTCTCCATACTGGTAATGAGGATTAAGTAGCTTAGCGAATCCAAATAGATTGAACTCACATAGCTCTATAATTTCTGCCTTACTTGCCATTGTTAGCTACTAGACGAAGGCGTGCAAGGTCACCCTTAACAAACTCTTCATGCTGTGCTGCATCCTTTGCTGCTTTCTCTACTTGCGCTTTACTCGGGCGACCACGAACACCAGTCTTGTCTTTCTCGAACAGAATCTTCTGTGCGTTGACATTACCTGATGCTGCGGCCATCTTCAAGAGGCTATACATAGTCGCCCGGTCTTTGATCTCTTTCTCTTCACGCCACGCGCGGAGACCAGCCCACAAGCTGTTGGCTTTATCCCCATTCATAAACTTATCAAGCGTGCAGAGTTTGTTCCAGTGATTCCACGAGCCGAGCAACTTGATGGCTGCCTCGTACTCAGACTCACTGTACATATAGATCAGGTATGCGGAAGGTCGTCCTTTCCACGCTTCTTCTCGCATGGTGTAGATCGAAGGGTAGTCTTCTTCACTACGGTTGAACTCGTAGAATAGACTGGTCCTGTACCGACCTTGGGAATCTTTAAGGGCCGACCGATCAATATTGGGATCGGAAAAGCCAGTAAAGTTAATGTGATAATTAAGATCCAATTGCTAGCCATGTATGAGGATACGTCGAAGCGAATCTATTGGATTGGTTAATCTGAAAGCCTGTAAGCTGCAAGTTATACACGCCAAATTGACCATCACTACCAGCGAATACGTTCTGAACAGGGCAAGCTATTGCTATGTAGATAGCGTTAGGGAATGCTGTACCAAACGTAACCTGCGTCAACTGACCTAGGCCGTTTGTTTGGCCCCACTTGATAATCAGATTTGTGCCGGTGCTATTAGGTATGGAGACCTGTCCTGTCGTAGCAAGAGTTGCTACAATAGCAGCGAACGAACCACCTACTGAATCTACATAAGTCTTGTTGACTAGATGTGTACCCGAAGTGCCTTGCACCCCAAGAGTAACCTTACCATCAGTCCCGATGGTAGCTCCTACAACGCTGTTAGCTGCTAGTTCAAGAGGATGAGCTGAGGTAGTCTTAAGCTGACCCTTGGTACCAGTAGTACTGAGGTTAGCCGATGCACCAGCAGCTGTAGCCAGCAGTACGGTTTCACCCGTGATCTGTTTAGCTGTGAAGATCTTAGCAGCATTGAATATCGCGCCAGTAGTTTGGTAATCCATGATGGAGTTACCAGACACTGTTACGTTAATATCCGCACCAGATGAAGGGATCTGTACTTGACTAGTACCGAAAATGATCTTAGCAATATCACTAACCGGTACCCGTACCTTAGTAAGGATTGCCATTATTTACTCTTGTTCCTGTTCATCCCACTCTCACGCATGATGTCAGCGATAGTGGTAGACGTTTTGGTGTTGTGATCTTGTATTGCGGTCTTGGCCTTCTCAGCCATACCAGTGCCGAGAGATACACCCTGCGGCCCATTACCTTGGCGGTTAGCCGTGGTAGATTTGGTTACTTTATAATCCATTGGCATTATTAAATGCTCCTTAAAATGTCAACTGTGCGTCAAGAGTTTTTATGTAAGAAACTCCAAGCTTCGCTGTATTGGTAGTATTCACAACTCCAAAGTAAGTTACGGTACCCTTTCCTTCGTGGTTAGGCAGAGCTGCAATATCAGCGGTATACATTATGGTGCCTATATTACTAGCGCCGATTGTCGTAGGGAACCAATGGTTAACCGACGGCACAGTCCCAGAAGTTGTGTCTGTGAATGATGTTTTCTCTACCCCGTCCACC